ACTATCCCTGTTGTTATTGGCACTGGTAACGGTGTAATGACATTACTTACCCTGGGTAGTGAAGCTCAGTCAGGCAATTATGGTGTCAAGCTTATCGAAGCTATCACCAATGGTGGTATTTTCGAGATCACTGATCCGGATGGCAATGCATTGGGTGAACTGTTATTGACTGCAGGCGCTGGTAATACAACTGCATTCTCAAGTGAACAGATTAATTTCTCGATCACTGATGGTACGACCGACTTTGCAGTTGGTGATATCTTTGAGGTAATTGTTTACAATACACTCACTGATGAAGTTGTTGCCTGGGACCCAACTTCTATTGGTGGTCTGGAAGACGTATTTGGCATCTTGTTTGATAATGTTGATGCCAGCACAGCGGCCAAGGCCGGTGTTGCAATAGTTCGTGCTGCAGAAGTTAATGCTGCCGAATTAATCTGGGGTTCTGCGATATCTGCAGAGCAAATGGAAGTGGGTAAAACGCGGTTGAAAGAGTTAGACATCGTTGCTCGATAACCATAATTAGCAAAACTGCTTAAGGGCCTCGCGTTGCGGGGCTTTTTTGTAACTTATTAAGAGGAAATGAAAAATGGCTCATATCGATATTTTTAACAACGACGCCTTCTCTGAAGTGTCTATGACCAATGCGGTCGAGAAGTCGGACTACTTACCACAACGGCTGGGACAAATGGGTATTTTTATGCCTGTTCCTATTCGAACCGAGAAGGTTTCCATTGAAGAACGGTCAGGCTCATTGTCTGTTATCCAGACTTCAGAACGTGGTGCACCATTGGAACAACGCCAGACTGAAAAACGCAAGATCCGTGATTTCAGAACAGTGCGAATTGCCAAGGGTGATACTGTCATGGCATCAGAAATTCAGAATATCCGTGCATTCGGTTCTGAATCTGAATTGATGCAGGTAATGGCTGAAATCAATCGCCGTATTTCGGGTCCGTCCGGTCTGTTGAATGACGTAGAACTTACCCTTGAAAATATGCGTCTTGGCGCTATTCAAGGCAAGGTTCTGGATGCTGATGGGTCAATCATTTACGATTGGTTTTCTGAGTTTGATATCACTCAGGCTACTGAGATTGATTTTGATCTTGATAATGCAACGCCTGTAAGTGGTTCTATCCGAAAACTTTGTAATAAAGTGATACGACAGATGAAAAAAGCATCGAAAGGTGCTTGGAATCCTGCAATTCGTGTAATGGCATTGTGCGGGGATAACTTCTGGGATGATCTGACTACCCATAAAGAAGTTCGTGAAACATACCTCAACACTCAACAGGCATCTGATTTGCGTAATGATCTTGGTATGCCATTTGAGTCTTTCCGTTATGGTGGTATTCAGTTTGAAAACTATCAAGGCACCGATGATGGCACTACTGTCGGTATCGGAACAGATAAAGTCAAGTTCTTCCCTTCCAATGCACCCGGTGTGTTTGAGGTTGCACAAAGCCCTGGCGAATCATTTGAATTCGTCAATACTCCAGGAAAATCACTGTATTCAATGATGGTTCGTGATAATGATCGTAATCATTGGGTGAAACCTGAAGTGTATACATATCCGCTACATGTATGTAAGCGTCCTGGTATGTTGCAACGCGGTAAACGTACATAAGAAAGTAAAACGTGGTTTTGGGCAGGCATTTTGTCTGCCCATTTTTATTAGGATATTGATATGCCAGAAAGAGGTGAAAATTTAGAGCGACTTACAGCCGAAATCGCTATGAATGATAATTACAATCGAATGCTTCTTTATACGCCACCAGGCACATTCCCTGATCGTGGTGACAAATCAGTTTTAATACAAGCAATATTTGAGAATGATTATCAAGAAGTAAACGGTGAATCTGTAGATATATCATCAAGAACACCCGCCGCAATTGTTTTAACCCGCGATATTCCTGATATTGATGAAGGTGCAATAATCGAGGAAGGCGATTCATACGAAAACAAATATTATGTGAAAAACTTCCAGCCTGATGAAAGCTTGGAAGATGGTTTAACCTTACTTCTTCTTGAGGCACAACAATAATGACTCATGCAAGAAAACAAATTCGTGACGGTGCAGTATCTGTTATCGGCACACTTGCCTCAATCGGCAAACCTGCAGAAGCATCAAGAATTTACAATATTAAGACTCTTCCACAGATTCTTGTTTACACAACTGATGAAACCATTGAAGTAGACTCAATTGGTTCACCACATCAACAAGAGAGGACCCTTGATCTTAATATTGAAATTTATATTGAAAATAAAAAGATAAATGATTCAACTGAGCTTGATGATCTTATTGACCAGGCAGCATTAGAAGTCGAGAAGGCTATCGAAGCAGATAAATCACTTAGCGGTACTGTCAGAAGCTTATATCTTGACTCAACAAATATTACTTTCAATCGTGAAGGTGATTCACAGCATGGCACCGCAAAGTTGTCATATATCGTTATATATTTCACTCAATCAGATGCACCGGATATCATATTATGAAACTAATCAAAGCACGGTACACAATTGGTCCAAAAACACTTGATGTTGGTAAGACAAGCTTTGTGCGGGACGAATGGAACGAAAAAGTTCCAGCGGAACTGGAAAAACAACTTCTCCTACCTGTGCGAAAGAAAGAATACGGGTTTGAGGTAGGCAAAACAAAATCTAAATCGGAGGATTAATCATGGTTCAGGCAGTCGGTGCACAAGGTCAAATTACATTTGTAGAAGAAGTATCATGGGGCGTAACTCCGGGTTCTCCTTCAATGAAGCTGTTAAAAGCAGCTGTATATGGTGAATCACTTGGCGCGGAAATAGAAACGCTGAGATCAAATTCAATTAATGCGAACCGTGCACAAGAAGAGGTTCGTGGTGGTGTTAAGACCGCAGGCGGTAGTATCCCGTATGAACTCGCAATATTGGGTATGGGTACTATGATGAAGCATGCATTGGGGCCAGTGGTAACAACAGGCGCTGGACCGACGTATACACACGTCATTAAGCGCGGTGCATTGCCACCAGGACTATCAGTAGAAAAAGGCTTTACAGATATTGGACAATATTTTGTATATGACGGCTGTAAAATTAACTCGATGTCCCAGACTATCGATGCGAAAGGGCTGGTAACAGGTACTTTCGATTTTGCGGCAAAAGGCTTAACTGCATCTGGTACAACTCTCGGTGCCCCATCATCATCAGCACATAACCCGGTCGTTTCTCATGAAGCCACAACAGTTGAAGAGAACGGTGTAGCCGCTACATTATTCAGTCTTGATTGGAATCTAACTAATAATCTTGACACTGATCGGTTTCAGGTTGGCTCAAGAGATCGTATTTCCCTGACTGAAGGCAAGGGTGATATGACCGGCAATGTCGGCTTTTTATTCGAAGATCTTGTCGTTTTTAATAAATGGCTGAATGAAACAGAATCAAGCCTGAAGATTATCTTTACGGTAACAGGTGGAACAGTCGAGTATTTCTGGCCTAAAATTAAATATTTTGGTGATAGTGCGCCAAAAATGGAAACTGACCAGGGCATTGTTATTGTTTTACCGTTTGAAGCGGTTTACGATTCAGTAGAAGCAACTGATCTTCGAATCACTATTAACAATACTGAGGCCACTATTTAATGAGCGAAGCGCTTGGCATTGATGTTATTAAAAAGAGAATTAACGATTCTCGTTTCTACTGGAAAGAATTTGGAGAGTTCAGTTTCAAGGTAAAGAAACTGCTCTCCATTGAGCTTAATCTTTTCATGGAAGAAATGGGTTATAAGACAATCTTACCGGATGATCCAGAAGGCGAGATTAAAATACTGCCAACATCAGATATACGTGATCTTGAAGAACGGTCACATTTATTATCGAAATATGTGACAGGTTGGAAAGGCGTACTACTCAAGCATGTAAGCAGTGAATTTGAAAGTGATGAAGGTGATCAGGCAGCCCCTTGGGATACTGATTTATTCGAAATGCTTATGCTGAATGATGCAATCCTTGGCGGTAAAATCGTTAATGAAATATTGGTATCAAGCACAATATCTATCGGCGAATTAATTGAGAGTAAAAAAAACTCGAAAGATTCCTGAACTTCAAAAAACAGGAACTGGCATTCAGCAAAAATAATACTTCGTTCAAACCACTATTCGATTTAGTTCCAGAGATATCCCATGAAGATGATATTGCTATTGCAATATATAACGCTATGGGATTTCTCGATTGGAATGCCATACCTATATTGTTTTCAATTTACGATGTAAAAGACGTGATATCAATGACTCAGAAACTGATACTTATTAGGGATAATCAAAGTGCCTAGAAGAAATGAAGCCCGTTTTGAGATTAGCGCAACTGACAAGTCGAAGCGTGTTCTTGCTAATACTCAGAAGAATATGCAGAAAACTTTTCAGAATATGGCGACTTCAACTGCCGTATTAACTGGACCTCTGAATGGTATATCTGGGCGTTTATTCTCGATATCTTCAGCCTTAAGATCAGTCAATCCGCTTGTGATAGGTTTTGGTGCGGCTATTGGTGGAATGCTGTTTGGCTTAAAAAAATCACTCGATGTATTTGGAGAAACAGAACAACAGTTATTACGTTTTGAGGCATTACTAAAAGCAACAGGAAGTGCATCCGGATTTACGGCTGAAGGCCTTGATAAGATGGCCAGGGCACTGGATGACGCCACGCTTGCCAGTACGACCGGTGCCCGGGATGCCATCGGTGTTATATCGACCTTCAGAACGATTACCGGCGAAACATTCGAGCGTACACTTCAATTATCCCAGGATCTTGCGTCAACATTTAGGCAGGATCTGATGACTTCAGCACTCCAAGTTGCCAAAGCACTGGAAAATCCGGCCAAAGGCCTTGTGTCATTACGACGTGCCGGTGTCGATTTCACAGATACCGAACGTGACATAATTGTTCAAATGTTTGAGTTTGGCCGTGTCGCAGAAGCACAGGGCCTTATTCTTGATAAATTGGCTGGTCAGGTAGGTGGTGCAGGTGCGGGTGAGGCTGGCGGTTTAAGAGGCGCAACAGACGCGCTCTCAAAATCATGGCGTGAATTATTTGAGACAATCGGTGAATCAGGTATTGGAACTGGTGCAACTAAATTTATCGCTGGTCTTTCACAAATAGTTAAAGATATTGATAAAGCTATCGATGGTGGTGATCGACAAGAAAAAATAGATGAAGCCTTTAAACGAAGAAATGATCTTCTTTTAAAACAAGGCGCACTTAGAGAAAGGCTTGGCAATGCAAGTAAAAATGCAAGTAAACGTCTTCTCCTTATTGATATTGCTTTAAGCAAAGAAATTAATAAACAGATATCACTTATAAAAGAACTTCGAGCAGAAAGATCAAAAGTAGAAGTAAAAGAAGAAGCCGCAAAGGAAGCGGGTAAAACAGAACAGGCGCGACAATCAAAAATACGTGCACTTCAAGCTGAAAAAGAAGAAAGTGAAAAACTCAGTAAATCCGTTTTATCTCTTGTTAAATCATTAAGAACTGAAACATCAGAACTTCGCAGGCAAGAAGATGCATTATTCTTATTGGCTGAAGGATTTCAAAATGGTGATATTACATTAAAGGAATATATCGAATTACAAAAACTGTTACAGCCAGTATTGAAACAAAATACTGCAGCAATAAAAGAATTCCAGGCACAACAGAATTTAATGGCCGGAATCTTTGATGAAACCCGCACACCACTTGAAGCATATATAATTGAAGTTGAGCGTTTAGGAAGATTATTCAATCTTGATACTGGTGGCCTTGATCCAGAGACATTTGGCCGCGCACTTGCAGACGCACAAGCGCAATTCGTTAGTGAATCAAAAGATAATGCTTCAGAGTTCGAACAAGCCTGGGAAAGAGCCGGAAATAATATGGCCAGAGGCCTCGGTAGGGCAGCTACAGAAGCAATATTTCTTCAGCGCAATCTTGGTGATGCTGTAAAGCAGGTTGCAAGAGATGCCATATTGCAAATATCTGCCGATCTGATTGCCCTCGGTATAAAACAGGCCGCTTTATTCGCTATACAACAAGCAGGAATCACCCAAGTCACAGCCACACAGGTTGCAGCAAATGCAACTATTGCAGCCAGTGCAGCGCCAGCAGCGACATTAACTTCTCTTGCCACCGCTGGTGGTAATGCAATACCTGCAATAGCTGGTATC